CATCAATAATACGGTCACCAATTGATTGTGTAATTGATTCAGCTGCAACTTGAGTTGTAATACCGGTTCTAGTTTGTGATTGGTCCACGGTTGTAGTTGTTGTTATTGACCCAGCGTCCGACACTCCTATATTACCTCGGCCATTTCTTCGACCACCAATCCAAGCGTTAGCTCTTGTAGTTTCACTAGTCGAGGTTGATGTTCCTGTCCAAAATGTTTCCCAATTACCCCACTCAACTTTAAATGGGTCAATATCTTGGTTTTGTAAAAGAATGTCCCAAGCATCTCTATCACCACCTATATTAACTAATACATCTGGTTTTTTGGTGGTATCAACCCAAATATCAGATGGTGGATTTAATTTAATTTTACCAAGATAATTAACCACATTAAATGGGTTAATGTTCATGGTTTTAGATGCTAAATCTTGTTCAACAAAAGATGTAGATGTTGATGAGAGTGTAACAAAAGGACCATCTTGTGTGAAGTTTGCAGAATTAGCAGAATCAAATGTTAATCCATACGATGAAATGTTAAATGACGGTCTTAATTCTTCTCGTGTAGGGTCAATAGAGGCTATATATTCAGCACTTGATACATCAGCAACAGAATGTCCTTTAAACCCATCAACAACAATACCATTTTTAAATCTTGGTAAATTTGTTGAATCGAGAATTGTTAAATCTTGTTTATTAATAGCGTCTTGTTCAAGTAATGATAATGATGTATAGTATTCAAGATTATTAATACGAGTATCTAAATTACCAATATCTCGCATCGTATATCTACGATTATTAACATATTCAACTTGAGTATCGCTAGTGTCTGCAAGATAAGCTGGTTCACTTAGAATATAAAGATTCATAGCATCATCTATATTTCTTGGTCGAACCGGATTTATAGATGGTTCGCCTTTTACAATATCAAATGTTCTATTTTTATTTAAAACAACGATGTCAATTCTTGGTAAATAATAACTAAAGTCTAAAATGATAGATGAACCATTTTCAACAACTTTTGGTCCTGTTGTTGAAGAATCAACATCAAATACTACTGTTTCACCAATTGCTGCAGTTGCATCTTTACGAACTGGTCTAAAATCAATAGAATCTCTTGGTTCATAAGCTCGACCGGATGTAGGTGAAGTAAATGTGGGTATTGTTCCATATGTTGGATAAGAATCTACGGTAAAGAATCCAGCGCCAGATGATGAATAATGATTATATCTTACAACTAGTGGACCATTGGGTGCTATTTGTCCAGGTTTTAGTTTAATATTTCCATGGTCATAGAATGAATCTTTTTGTCCTTTATCCAATGTATAACGAGTTGTAATATCTGTGTAGTCAGAAGGACTATTAGAAACTGCATTACCATCAAAATCATAAACACTAACTAGAGCATCAATATCAGAAACATAAAGTGTTTGTGCTGTATCTGGAGTTTTAACAACTTGAGCAGCTGCAATTGTTGTTTGACCTGAAGAGGCATAAACAATATTACCAGTACTGATAATTTCACCACCCGTAGTTTGAACAGCTGCAGCAGCTGAAACTAGTGTTTTTGTTTTTGCAGGACTACCAGATACTAATGTGAAATCAATAGTTGCAGTCACATTTGCTGTCATGTTTGCTGCACCATCAACTGTAATTTTTCTTGTGCCGGCGTCAACGGTTGTAATTTTATCAACCGAAATAACCTCGCCAACAGAATATGATGAACTTCCAGCAGAAGTTACAACAACTTGATAGTTTGCTAATTTTGTAGAAGATGTTGTTGCACTCGCAATCGTTTCACCTGAACCTACTGATAATGCCGGTGATACATTAGCGGTAAATGATTGACCTGTGTATAATCTTTTATATGAATAAGAAAAATCAGCAATTGTTCCATCAGCAATAAATCTCTCACCTAAAGAAATAATTGGTGATTGATATTCCGAATCGGTTATAAATGTATCATTATATGTTGAAGCTAAATCTTTAGACCGTATTTCAACATCGGATTTATTAACTACTGTTGTTCCTGAGAATGTAGCTAAACTTTCCATTTCACTTATTCCAAAGTCGATAGAAAACTGAGATGCTGTGGTAGGCGTTGTAATAAATGCTTCAGATATTGTTAATGTTTGTGTTGTTGCATTAAAAGCTGTAATTCTTTTTGGTGATTCAGTTGAACCGGGTCCAGTTGTGATACTAAGTGTTGTGCCATTGTAAGCGTCTGTTATGCCAGAAAATATTTGACCAGCGCCTGTGTTACCAATTGTAATTGTTGTGCTAGCAGCTGAAGTGACATTTCCTGTAACTGAATTATTTACAGAAACATCAAACAAGAATGATTTATAGGCATATGTTGATGAATTTGAGGTATTTGAAGCAGTATCATATGATAATGAAATAACTCTTGCCGTACCTATTTTTGTATTTGATATTGTTGCGGATGAAACTACATTAATGGATGCTGAATTAACACAATGTAAATCTATGGTTGATAAATCGTTAATTGCTTGTGTGCCAACATGATTTGTTGTATAAACAAAATTACCATAATCACCAGTTAATTTTTTATTTTGAACAGCTTCCTTATTTCTTGGTTTGTCAATCGTTAATGTTATTGGGGCAATTGATTCATACTCATAACCAAACACATATGCTTTACCTGGAGAGAGTGTTATATCTAAATTAGCGGTGTTTGCTGAATTTGTTTCTAAAGATAACTTAAATGGCCTTACTGTATAGTTACCAGATTCATCAAAAGTTCTTCTTGCTAATGTATCTTCTAATACTGAATAAATTGGTGTTGTATATGCTCTTGTTAAAACACCATTTTCAACACGAGCAAGTTCAATGAATTGTGTCACATCTGTTGATGTGAGTGCCCGAGTTGTAAGAGTTAAATCAATTTTAAATCGGTCTGAACCTGGTGCTTGATAGTTAGAAGCATTTTGGGCTGGGTCTAATAGACTAGTATCTGAACTTGACGTGACAACTGATTCTGAAATTATAAAACCAATTCTTGCATTAGCTGTTGAGCTGGAATATTTTGATGTTGCTATAGTTTGAGCAGAATTCTTAATGAAGAATCCGTCATAGTAATAAAATCCTTCATTTACAGAAAATATTTGGCCTGTACCAACACCCGAAGTTGCTACATTAGCAGCCGTGAATGAAGCTTCATAAGTTAGTATAGTGTCAGCAGCTGCAAACGCAGTGCCATAAATTTGTTTAACTAGAAGTGTTTTTGGGTCACCTGTGCCAGCATCTGCATCATAAACTTTAATAACTTCTGCACGTTTAGTTGGCAGAGAAATACTATCTACAATAGTTGCACCAATAAAATTATTTGCAGTAACAGCTGTGCCTGCATAATCGGAGTCTAGTTTAAGATATGTAACATCTTGTAAGTATGTGGTACCGCCAGAAACAACTGACCCATTTTCGAAAATATGGTTACCAAATCTTTCAATTTGCTTTTGTAGAATAGTTTGTGATTGAGTTAATTCACGAGCCTGAACAGCATATCCAGGTTTGAATAACATTCGAAGAAACTTTTTATCCTCACTAAAGTCATCATAGTAAGGGCTTACATTAAAATTGGTATTGATTGTCATCTAGTTCAGTTTCCTCTGTTAAAATCTTATAACTAATTTAATATTTTCCGCCTGACCGTCTGTTCGGTCTGTTTTGACAGCGTTTTCTGTATAAACAATATCGCCAGAATATGGTTGAAATTCTGGATTAACACTACTAATTACTGTTCTTGAACTTCCCGAAGTTGCACCAGTCAAAGGAAGACCAACTGTTAATGTTCCTTTAACCCTAGTAAGCCATAAGTCATTTGCAGTTTGATAGTTTAAATAAGCAAAAAATGTTGCAGTTGCAGCTGAAGAGCCTTGATAGACATATTCATTTAAGTTATATGTTGACCCAGCAATCACCGTTAATGTTGTTGCTTGTTTTATAACTGAATTAGCAGTCGTATGACTAACAGCCGATGTATTGCTATATTTATGCGGATTAATCAGAAGACCTACCTGCCTAAACGAAGTATTTGCTGAAATTAATCCATCCTCTGTTGTATCTATTTCTCCAAGTCTAATGGTGTTCATTACATTTCCTGCCATTAATTCATCAGCGGGATTATATGCATGGCCATATTTTGGACCAATCACAACACGAGCAGTTGCTGTGTTAGCAACAGTTGCTGAGCCATAGATAGCTGCGTTTGCAGTTGTGTATCCGGTGCCAATAGTTGATATTGTTATCTTGGTTAAAGTGTCACCTGTTAATGTAGGAGTAGCAACAGCACCGACTCCATCGCCATCGATAGAAACTCTAGTCGATACAGTTAAATTATTTCCTGAAGCTCCGCCGTTTGCTGTGGCGCCGGTCGAAAGTAATATTGTATTATTAGCAACATCTCTTGATGTTATAGTTGCACCTGTGAAAATACCAGTGCCTGACACACTCATATTCGCAGATATATTTGTTGTATTTGCTAATGTAAGAATAGTACAACCAGTTATAAATGCACTAACAGTTACAACACTATCTACATAACCAGAACCAGCAGTTTGCATGACAACGGTTGTTAATTCGCCATCAACCACACCTGTGGTATTTACTCCATAATCTAATTGACTTGTTGAAGTTGGAGCTGGAATCCAGGAAGATGTTAAGAATTTGTTTGACGGTTTAACATTATACATATACTTCCACAAATAACCATCAGCCGTAGATATATTACCATTAGATGATGTATAATCACCTGTTGGTTCTATTGTTGAATTAGCAGTGTTAGCCAATGTAGATGTGTTATTAGACATACACTTATAAACATTTCGGTCAGATGTAATCGTATACATCGGCTGAACGCCTCTTATTGTATTTGCTTGAACAAGAGTATTAGCATCTGTAGTATCATCAAATTGGATATATTTGTTATTAGCTGCCCAAACAACTTTTGGAATAACTAATTCACTATCGCCACCAGTAATCTTCTTGGCTGCATACATATTATCCCATGTATCTTTCTCTTCTGTTATTGAATCAACTAGAGCAGGGGGTGTAGCTTCATCTGAATATGGTATATTATTACCAATAAAGATATACAGTACCGGGTCTGTAGCAGCCGCTGTTTGTTGAGAATCACGCCAGATTTTAGCGTTTTGATATCCTGTTTTTTTCTTTGTAATTTGGGTCATTGTATTCTATTTATGTCTGTAATATAACGGGCTGTTCATTTGCTGAATTAGTAAATGTTGCAGTGACCGATAGGTTAGTGTTACTGATAATACTGTTAATAACTCGAATTTCATTATTAACTGAAATACTATCGCCGATTGTAATAATACTTTCTGATGTTGCTACATTAAACTTGGTGTTAGTACCAGTTAGATATATTGAAGCAGCCGCAACATTTACGGTACCAGAAACTGTTTTTTGAGTTGCACTTGAATATACAATTGTTGGTGGTACAATATTTGATTTGAAGTTTAAGTCAGCAAACTGATTAAATCCAGATGGATGTAATAAGTCTCTTAATACTTTCTTGTATTTTGTAAATTCAGTAAGTGAAGATGTTACATAAGAGAAATCAGTATAATAATTACTACCTTGTAATCTTCTTTCACTTGAAGATAGAATGGAATCTGATGATGTCCAGCGACCAGTAAATGATGAATAAACTGATTCAATTTCTGCATTAGCTGTGGCAAGTCCGTTACCAGATAATGTCAAGTCAACTTGTGGTGTAAATTGATAACCTGTGCCACCAGAAATAACACTAATAGAAATAATTTCACCTGGTTTATCAGTACCAATAAATGGCGTCATTGAACTATTATTACCCATCAACGCAGATGTAGTTATTGTAGCTCCAGTTCCTGTGGCTGTTGTTATTGATAATGTTGGCATAACATCTGCATTATAATTTTGGCCGCCTAGAGGGTAAACACTATACCGACCAACTTTTCTTCCTGTTTCTCCTGTTATATCACTTGCATCTGGAAATGTGAAATTGGCACTTACATTAGCTGAAGTTGTTGAAGATATTGCATTAATAGTTCTATTTTGATTTTGAACAATTATGTTATCTCCAACTCGAACATCTACGCCAAAGTTCGTTCCTGTTCCAGACATTGTAACTGTATTATTTGTAATAGCTACTGTGCCAGGAATACGAGACTGTTGTATTTCTATTTGAGTGATTCCACCCGACACATCAATTTCTTTAATAGCTGCGGCTGCACCTATTCCGAAAGTGCCTATTGGATTTGTAAATACAATCTCTTCGCCGACATTATATCCTGTACCCGGAGCTGTGATTGTAATTCTTCCAACGGAGTTAAATGGTTTAATAGTAAATGTAGAAGCGCCGGCGGTATATGTAGCTCCTTGAGCAACTAAAGTTGGAGATATTGAAGTTGAGGTGTTTGAGAATAGAACAGCTACATTTGTAATTGGTCCTAAATTCGTTAATGTTAATTCTGTTAATGCATCAGCAATCACTGTAGCCACATTTTCACTAGCAACCACTGTTGCTGGAAACCCATAATCAGGAGCACTTATTAATATAGAACCATAGGTTGAGATAACATCATTATTAACAAAATATGTATTAGATGTTGAATTTGCTACACCTGTAGTGTCTACAGAACCAATAGCAAGGTCTAATATTAAAGGTGCAATGCCAGAAACATAAATGTCACCTCCAGCAATAAAACCAGAACCTCCATTATTAACATCAACTCTATCAATATATCCTTCAACAACATCATCGACAGAAGCAGTTGCTACAATTGTTGCACCGCCTCCTGTAATTGGAACTTGGTCACCAACATTATAACTTTCACCGCCGGTGATAACATTAATTTTATTTACAATTGAAAAAGTATCAGCTGTGATTGTAATTAGATTCCCATTGGCATCAAATACGTCTGTTGTAACTTGTTCACCTTGAGTGAATGTACCAACTAGAGTTTTACTATTAATGAATAATTGGTAAGGGAAACCAAGATTTAATGTATCTGTAATTGTTCTTTTTACTGCACGTTCAATAAGTGCTGTTGCACCTGATTGCATACCTGTTACTTTTCTATTGTTTAATTGTGATGCTTCGAAGTTAGTATAAACAACTTTAACTTCTGCCCCAATAGCTGGTGCAGTTACTAATATTAATTTTTTAGTTTCTTTACGAATATAGAAATTAGTGGTCTCAACTTGAGTAACGCCGGCAACTGTAACTGTGATTTGTGAAGCTAAAGCTTCTTGTGCTAAGATAAATGTAGTTGTTGTTCCGTCACCAACATAAACGCTTCTTATATCAGTTTCAACTTTAAGAACATTGTCAATAACCCATTTGCCATCTGATGGTTTTAATATATTATTTTTTGGTAGAATAATATCAACTTCATCATTGAATAACATTCTGAAGAGGAGTTTAAATGACTTTTCATTACCCTTGGCAAGGTAAAGAGGTAAAACATTTTTAATTAAAAACTCTTTGTCAACTTCAATATCTCTAGGTAAAAGAGTTGCAAATGAATTAAAGAAACTAGTCTCAAATTCTGCAATTGCATGGTCAACATCATTAACATATCGTAATGATTTTGCTTGAGTTGTTAAATCATTAAGTTCACTTCCTTGTTTAGTTTCAAGAAACTCATAATAAGCTTCAAGGAAAGTGATGAATAGAGGATAATCTTCACGAACAAATTCAGGAAGTTGTCTATTAACCAGTATCGAGGTTTTGTCGTTCAGATGTGCCATTAAGTCGCTTTAGTTAGTGTTGTAACAATAGACGTTACGTCTGCTGTATCAATTGTAATAATTGTGTTTTTAGAGGATTCTATAATACTATCTTCTGATTCAATAGTCAATCTTATCACATCATCTGTAGCTGATACTGAAAGGATATTAATGTCATTTATTGTAATTCGACCTGTCTCGTAATTAATTTCACCAGCAGTCGCATCTACAATTTGTCTTTCTGCATTTGCATCATAATAGATTGTTCTTAATAATCCAGTTTTTGCATCAATCACACCTGTGCCTGTAGCACCATAACCGGAACCACCAGAGATTGTTACAATTGACCTTGTGTAATCAATACCACGATTTGTTATTTCAATTGAATGAACTGCGCCATTAACAATAACAGCAGTTGCAGTAGCACCTGTGCCATCACCAGTGATTGTTACTGTTGGCGCTATTGTATATCCTGTACCAGGATTTGTTATACTAATAGAAGCAACACCAGAAAATGATTGTGCTATTTCTTCTAAAATAACAGAGCGAGTAGTGGCAGTAGAATCTAATACACTAAATGATGTTGAAGTTAACCTATTAGTAAGTGAACCACGGAATAAAGGAATATTAAAATCAATTGTGTAACTTAATGATGTTGAAAGTGTTGGTGTAAATCTTTTCTGAGCACGAACTAGAGTTTCGCAACCAACGATTGCATTTTTTTGAACATTATCAATGTCTGTTTCTATTTTTGAATTGATGAATTTAGCATCAAACTTATCTAGATTAACATTCTTATAATTAACAATTGCATTTCTAATTAATACTTTTAAAGCATCTTCAGTTAGAGTGGTTTTTGTAGCAGTATATTCAATGTCAGCTTCAACAATTAGATATAGATATTGTGGGTCTAGTATTTCAGCTGTCACAGCAACGATAGCTTTTGGAGTAATTATATCATTAATAATTCTTGCCTTCTCTGTTTCTGAAATATAATAATTATCTTTTGGTTTTAATGAAACAAATACTTTACCATAAACTGGTGGGTCATTATCTTCTCCACCCCAAACTGATATAGATGAGATGTTTGGATAATTATTAGTAATATATGATTCATAATCTTTAAATGAAACTAAACGATTCTGTGATGAGAATTGAGCCGCAGCTGAATATTTAATAGCATCAACGGTTTCTCTTTCTGCTCCACCAGCAGCCGCACTAATTGGAGAAATTACAAATGTTGATAATGCTTCACTCAATGAATCAGCTACAGTCGCAGTAGCTATAAAGTTATTTGCTTTGTTGACTGTTGTTCCGTTTGTTACAACATAATTAACTTTAACAACAGCGCCATCAGGTAATGCTTTACCCACTACGCCATTGCCGAAGTAAACTTCATATTTACCATTCTTTTCTTCTTGTAAGAAATAAGCTTCCGATGTTGGTCCAATATCTAAAACCTCTGTAACTTTATTATAAACAACAGTTGAAGTATTAGAAGATGATTGTTGTACTGTAAGTGAAATAGTTGTTGTGTCTATGCTACTATCAGGCAACACGAATATTGATTTTGGATTAGATGCACTATCATAATTAAAAACATAAGTTACATACTGACCTTCATATATTGAAAGGTCTTCGATTAGATATGAACTATCAGCTTTTGTAACTGTAGTATCATTCAATACAATAAAGTTATAAGCCTTGTTATCAATCTGTTCAGATAAGAATGAAAATCCAGCAGGTAATGTCATTGTACCCACAGTAGATGTTGCTGAATTAGCTCTAAAGTTAATTGTTGCGACTGAAGCTCGTGTAGAAAATGGAGTATAACCTAAAGTCTTAGCATGTGACACTGCGGAATCTCTTAGTAACGAAGTATCTAAAAATGCCTCGTTGGCAACCATGTTTAGATAGTAAGCATTATAATGTGTATTATATGCTAAAATATCTAGAAGTGTTGATAGACCTGAACCTGTGAAATCATAATCAGTAAAGGCTGTTTGTGCATTTAAGTACGTTTGTAAATTCGCCTTAATTGTGTCGAAGTCTAGCTCCGTTATTCTTAATCTATCTGAAGCCATGTTTATCTAACTCTCTCTAAAAAGAAGTTTATTGTAATAGGACTTGTATTGTTCAATACAAAAAATTCAAGTTGCATTTTATAACCATTTTGGTCTGGAGCCGCAACTGCTGTTACCTTTGAAACTCTTGCTCGGGGTTCAAAGTTGTCTATTGTTTCTTTAATTTCTCGTTCTATTTGTGCTGCTGTTATTGCATCTAAATTATCAAACAATAACCTACGAATATTACTTCCAACATTGGGTTGAAATGGCCTTTCATAGTGATTAGTCAATACAAGATTCTTAATAGAATTGGTAATAGCCAATTCGTTGAGATGTATATTAACGTCTTTTTTAACTGGATGTAGTTTGAAATTCAAATCTAAATCAGAAAAAGTTCTATTTGTTTTTATAGTTACAGTAGCCATGTTCTATTTATATCAACCTCCAGCAAAAACGTTGGTAGAACCTTGAGCAACTGACGTGCAGCCTGTAATTGCATCACCTATTCGTCCAGCTCCCTTTGAATTAACAAAAACAGTCGTTGAACCTGTTGTAATTGGGGCAACGTGTGCCGGGCATGGTGTGCCTGGAAGTAGGTGTCCGGTGTTATTGTCACCCTGTCTACTCCAAGGTATTCCATTAACAGATACGTTACCACTTCCAGATGCTCTGACCATTCCAGAACAATGTGCTATGTCTGCATCTCCAATTCTAGTTGCTGCTGGCATTTCATTTCTCCTCAATCATAATAGGACGCAACTGCATCTTTAATCGCATCCCATGTATTATAAATATCTTGTGTAACAGTAAAATTCTCTGTACCTCCATCATAAATTACCGATATCGTATACGACTTAGTAACATGGGTTCTAGTGTCTTGACTTAAGTTGTAATATGTTTTGCCACTTGGTAAATTAGCAAGTCCAACTATTGTTACGGGTGTACTATTCAAGTCACTCTTTTCTCTTTCTACATAAGTAAATGTATCAGTATAAGAATCCTCATAAGTTCCAACTAGTGTACAAGAGTCTGTTCCAGGTGTTACATTAATTCCTGTATGTGTAGTTGAAGTCACATTAGTAATACTTTCGCCAGCATCTCCTTCAGCTATTACGGTTGCATTAATTGTTCCAACCCTAAGAGTTGATGACACAACCGTATCTGCGCCTGGGACAACACTTACACTAACCGACATTCCAATTCTCCTGTGCTTTTCTTACTGCATCTGATGGTGGATAAAAAATATCTAATATAGATTCTCTTTCTCTTCGCATTAAAATTTGTAACTTATTATTCCACAAATTAATTTCTTCATGTTGTTCTTCAGTGTGCGGACCCTCTGGTATCTCTGGTGCAAATTTAATGACATGTTGAAAATTCTCAGGAATATCTTCGTAGTTATGAAAAGTCTTCTGTTTGCCATCTATCAATAATATAAATTCATGCATTATGGATTCAAGTCTATCTTAGGTGCAACAAACTTCATATTGCCATCTGAAGTAACTGTATATGTTCCACCAACTTTTTCATTGTAGTTGCCTTTAACATCAACTTCTACATTACCATCTATCTTCGCATACATATTTTTCTTTACATAAATCTCAGCATCACCTTGAACAGTGATGTTACATTTACCCATAATATAAACACTCTCATCGCCCATTACTATTTCATAGTTATTTTTTGTAACTTTAGTTACTTTGTCGCCATCTGGATATAATTCCTCAAACGACCCATTACGATGTGCTTTTTGTAATCTTTCTGCGCCTGGGGTATCATCAATTTCAAATACATGTCCGGACTCTGTTTGCGTTACATGATTATATGGATAATTTGTATTATATTTTGTTTCTGGTTCAGACCAAGTTGAATTGAATGTTGGTATATCTTTTACAACATTATCTTTTCTTTCTTGGATAAAAGTCTTTGTTATTGTATCTGAATCATTTCTAGCAATTCGTGATGTTGTTGGTTCATCAAGAATCAATGGATTTAAACTTGCTTTGTCTTCTTCTGTAACAACAATTCCTGTTCCGTCAGTATTGTATGTCTTTGTCTTTGGAGGCCTAGGTGCTAATGTTAATTCTGCATCTGTTCGTGGGTCATTAAAAGCTGATTGATTGTCTGCAGCCGCCAATGGGATACCAGGCATAACTCCTAACATAACTAGTTCTTGTGCATTTTCACCATCAACAAAAAAACCAAATACCATATCACCTTCTTTAGACGTATAAGTGGTATTATTATTTACTGGAAGTGATGGCATTGCCCAAGGCAAATCTGAAGTAGGCAATCGCATCTTATCATCAGCGTGCCAACCAACACATCTTACTTTACATCTACCTAGTTTGAGTGGGTCTTTTCTATCTTCAATAACACCAACCCACCAAGTAAATCCATTTTTACCAGCGAAGTCTTTTTTATCTTCATTTTCCATAATTAATAATTTTCCACCGCAGATGTTTGATTTGGGTTAGAAGCATGTACTTGTTCTTTATTAGTTGATGTGGAAGCTACTTCAATAATTGTTTCGTGTTTGTCAAATGATATAATATGTCTTGATGCTACAATTAGATGTTTACCATTTAAAGATAAATCTTCAGTCTCTATGCCATCTTCTTTGATTGCGAGTTCTGGAATCTTAACGTCAACATTATATCCTGATGATAATTGAAAATTACCAGGCATAACAAACTTCAGACGTTTAGACATCAATTGTTTCATGATTGATTTTCTTTGAAATACTAAATCTTCATATGGTTCAATATATGTAAGCGACTCGGGGTCTTTTGCTTTAATGTATGCACTATATTTTCTGCCAGCACCAAATATACTTAATGCCTTTTTAGAGTCAAATGCTTCCATATTACTTTGTCCAGATTTATTCAACATGTCTGTTATATTTGGAGTTTTATTTCCATGCCGCATTGATAAATATGTATCAATAAAACTTATTCCTCTTGTAGCTATGGTTCTTGTTATTGGGTCAAATCCAATAAACTTGCCAGCATTAATACCACTTCTTGTTTTTTCCAGTGAATCGCTTTGTGCAATCACTTCATAACTTCTAGCTCCAGATAACTCAGAAAATTTAGATTGGCCAGCTATATTTTTAGCCTGAAATCTAACATCTAATATTGCAGGCATTGTTAATAAGTCAGACAACCCTACAAAATTATAACCAGATACGTTTTGATAAAAAACATAACTTGGTGAATTTAAAACATCAACCGAACGTTTAGCACACCATTCAATAGCCTCTAAAGGTCTTAAATTAGGTATAACAACCTTTCTTACACCACTAGTGTCTGCTAAAATACCACCTAAATTGTTTGCTGGTACTTGTAGATAATCAAACATAATAGATGCTACAATATCTGAATATTTTCCCGTATAACTTTGTGTAACCCGCTGTTGGTCAGAAAACAACAATTCATCTGAAACGAAATGGAGAATATACGCTTCGTTACTTTGATTAGTATTGTTTCTATCTGTTTGTTTATAAATACGAAATGCTTTTTTATAAGAAGCTATTTCTGAATCTTTATCTTTTGCTATCTCAAGGAGAAGAGCTTCTGAACCATCGAGCGCTAGTTTATTTGAGAGCCCAATAGAATCACTAATAAGAATATTTCCATTAACTACAGGTAAGAACAATGAATCAAATATATTAATTTCTTCAAATACTTTTTGTAAATCAAGTTTTGCCCCATTCTTTGTAATAATTGCAACTTCTTTAACAAAAAATTGAACAGGGTTAGTAATCGTTATTTCACTCATTCAGAAATAACTCGTTTAAATTCTTTTTCAACCTCAGTAACAAACTGACTTTGTAATAAATTAATCTCCCTCTTACCCTCGTTCACTTCCTCTTCATAATCATAATATGTAGTCTTCAGTTTTGTGATAGCCTGAGATGTCTTCTTGCCATCAGATGTTGTGTAAACTATTGTTGATGCCCCTACATTTGCATAAGTGGCTGAATCTATTTCAATCTTTTCTGCAATTACAGTGCCGTCTGCTGGGTTGGTTCTTGTAACAACTTTATAATAAGCTTGTGTGTTATTCACATCTTGACACCATTCCAATCCAGTTTGAACTGTTGTGTTAGCTGCACCTTGAGATGCATACTTATCACTAACGAAACTAATGAATTGGTCATATTGTAATGGCCAATCAAATTGTGGGTCTATAATGTCATTAAATGATAATACAATCCAATGCCTTTCAGAATGACCATAATATTTGTGTGCAATAATTTCTGGCGTGTCACTATCTTTAATGGAATATTTGTAGAAAGCATTTGCGTTTTCTTTTAGTTTCTTTTCAAAACCAAATCTAGAAATTATATTAGTAGCTGTATCAACACCATCAGTTTGAGTGTTACTTGTATATGGTGTTACCGGGAAGAAATTAAAATATCTTGCCATTATCTGCTTCCTCCCTCTTTAGCAGGATTTCTCAAATCATTCTTTGTAAGAATCCTTGTTTCTGTAAAGTTCAGTGTTAGTTGAACAGCTGTTGGCATACCCGTACGACCAAGAGCTGGAATATTTTCACCAGGTACTTCATAGAACGAGGCGCCGTTAGGTGCATAATTCACATCAATAGTTTCTAATACACAACCTTGAGCAATCTCTGGAATGTTTGGGTTTTCACCTGCGCCATAATAGAACTTGATATCAAATTCTGATGGTGGTCTTAATGTTGCACCACTTTCCTGATTTATGCCAGTACCAAATTCTGGTGCTTGATGATATTTAAACCTATCTAGAATATTCTGAACTTCTAGTGCCTCCGTTTCATCTCTAGGATAAAAGAGAAAGTCAAATTGAAATTTTCTGAAGTTAGGAGACGAGTATATCATTTCTAACATCGGGTTTTGTATTTGACCTAATAATGCTATTGATGCTGCTTTTCCCATATCTGCATTTCCGGCGGCGCCTCCGACCAGTGATTCAACAGCTCCAGCCGCAGAAGCACTAGCTAATTCCTTGAGCCCTGCGGTCGCGGACTTTAATAATGTTCCACCATCTAATTTTCCACCATTCTTTTTAAAGCTTTCAACAGCTGACCTGCCAGCCGCCAATATAGCTCCAGCTATTCCTCCGCCCAATTGAGCCGAACTATAAGATTGTGTGTGGTTATACATCAAAGTATCAGGCATGTATATTGCTATAGCTTCTTTTGTGCGTGTTGTTGTGTTTATGAGTTTACTGCTAGTTATCTTTTGGAAATTATAGTCTAATATTTTGCTTGTTGATTGTGTATTGCCTTTAAGAACATTAGTCTGTCCAAATATACTAGATGCTCCGCCTTTAATTTTATTGCCGATACTATTGATTGCACCACTAATTGAACCTCCAGCAAATCCGTCCATTGACCCCCCCAATGATGAAATCTTTGAAGTAAAACTACCGCCCATATTACCAACAGCTGATTTTATTTGATTGGCGCCACTTGATATTTTTGAACTTAGTTCACTTCCAGTTCTTATGTTTTGATAAGTTTCAGACCCTGGTTCAAACTTTGGTAAAGGTATATCCTTGCTGCCAGAAAAACCTGCTGCAATTGCATCTCTATTTTGTTCACGAACATAAAACACCATGTAATGACCTTTATCAAAGGCACCAACATCTGTTGGATATCTGAAAGTCTCTCTTTGATACTCTGTGCCTTCTAAAGCAGCTAAAGGACCGAAGCCGTCTCGTTTATCGTTGTTAAATTTGATATCGCCAAAGCCAAAAAGTGACATATTTTTATCCGTTTCGTGTTATAACTAGCATAAGTAGTATTTATGCCTTATTCTGGAAAATTTACCCCTAAAAATCCAAGTAAATATAAAGGTAACCCTACTAACATTATTTATCGCTCTAGTTGGGAACGCCGTGTTATGAACTACTTAGATAATGAAAAGAAATGCATATGGTGGTCTAGTGAAGAACTAATCGTACCATATCGCTCACCTGTGGACCAAAAACCTCATCGTTATTTCCCGGACTTTGTTTGTCGTATGTTACAAAAGAATGGTAAACAAAAGACTTTAGTGTTAGAAGTTAAACCCGAAAAACAAACAAAAGCGCCTACTCAAAAAAGAAAAACTAAAACATTCATATCTGAATCAATCACATATGCTATCAATCAAGAAAAATGGAGAGCTGCAGATTTGTTCTGTCGTGAACATGGTTGGCAATTTATGCTAGTAACCGAAAAAGACTTAGGCATTTGATATAAATAGATAATGCCTTACTTATTAGATAGAATCAGAGAATCATTAGCAAAAGAGGGAATAAAACCTCGAACTGCTTCATCTCGTGATTGGTTGAAAGCCAAGATACAAGAATTAACAGTTTCTCGCACCAATTTGATGAGCGATAGAAATAATTTAAAGTCTTCTACAATCATTGGTAAAATGTATTTTTATTATTATGACCCTAAAACTAAAGAGAAACTACAATATTACGATAGATTCCCTTTGGTCATTCCAGTCGAAGAATATAAAGATGGTTTTTTAGGATTGAATTTACATTATATCCATCCAAAGAATAGAGTTATTTTATTAGATAAGTTAAGTGAAACGTTAACCAATAGTCAATATGATGATAAAACTAAATTTAGATTGAGTTATAGTTTTCTAAAGTCTGCTTCAAAAGCATTCGAAGCAACACCATGTATCAAGAGATATTTATATAACCATGTACAATCACGGTTCTTACAAATTAATGCTGACGAGTGGGATATAGCCGCATTATTACCAGTTGAAGACTTTAAGGGTGCTTCAACAAACCAAGTATATAACGATTCAAGGAAGAAATTTTAATGTCATTCTCACCTAATTTATTTTTATCAAATATTCACGGTAAAGACGGCCTAGCGAAACCAAATCGGTTCGAAGTCATCTTGCCTATTCCACCAGCTATTGCTAATCATATTGGCAATTCAATTATAGAAAAGATATTGAATTTTCCCAATTCAGTATTTGCCGATGTATCTGATGCAATCAATGGCGCTTTAGGTGGAGCACCTGAAGATGGATTCTCTAAGTCAGGAAACTCATCTATATCTCGTTACTTATCACTACAGTGTGAGGCAGCTGAATTGCCTGGCAGAACACTTGCTACAGCTGATGTTAAGATTTATGGTCCAACATTTAAAGTTCCATATCAATCTATGTACAGTGACATGAATTTAACATTTTTATGTACGAATGATTTCTATGAAAGAAAATTGTTTGATAAGTGGATGGAATCAATTCATCCTTCAGATACAAACAATGTAAGATTTCCTAAGGGAGAAAAGTCTCGTTATATGTGTAATGTAAAAGTTATACAATATGATGAGTTTATTAAACGAGTTTATATAGTTGAGTTGTTAGATGCTTTTCCAGTTGGAATTGCACCACAAACTCTCAACTGGTCTGATGATAATTTTCATAGATTATCTGTGCAATTTGCATATCAGAAATATAGAGTCGTATATGAAGGTGGTTATGATTTAGGTCAAGCTGCTACATCATTACTTGGTGTTGCTGGTTCTAGACTATCACCATTTGCAAAAATTTAAAATATATATTAAAGCGAGGTTATTATGTTACCAAAGTTAGATGTGCCTACTTATGAGGTGAATTTGATATCAACAGGAAAACCGGTGAGATTTAGACCGTTTCTTGTAAAAGAACAAAAGTTATTCTTAATGGCGTCTGAATCAGATGACCCTAAAGAAACTATTAATGTAATTAGACAGGTATTAAAAAACTGTATCATTGACGAATTAGATATAGATAATTTACCAACATTCGACTTGGAATGGCTATTCATACATCTAAGAGCAAGGTCAGTCGAAGAGGTTGTTCATTTAAATTATAAATGTAATAACACTGTCAAAAATGAAGAAGGTGAAGATAAAAAATGTTTGGGAATAGTTGAGATTGATGTTAATCTATTAGAGATTGAGCCTTATAAGAATCCAGACCATACAAACAAAATACAAATCAACGAAAATCTTGGAATAGTTTTAAAATATCCAACATTTGAAATGGTTGAGAAATATGAAAGTCTCGGCGAATCCGAAGTTATGTCAAATGTATTAATTGACTGTATTGATTATATTTACGATAAAGACCAAATGTACCATGCTAAAGATACAAATAGAGAAGAGTTGTCAGAATTTGTAGATAGTCTTCAACAAAAAGATTTAGCTAAATTTAAAGACTTTTTTGATACTGTGCCTGAAGTGAAAAAAGATGTATCTTTTGAATGTCCTAAATGTAAATATAAAGAGGATATAGCAATCAAAGGAATCCAAAGTTTTTTCGTCTAATATTTCGTTATGATACCCTAGGTAATTACTATCAGACGAATTTTGCGTTAATGCAACATCACAAATATAGTCTTAGTGAGCTTGAAAATATGATACCTTGGGAAAGAACCATCTATGTTAATATGCTCATCAAGTTTTTAGATGAGGAAAAAGAAAGATTACAACTACAACAAATGCAGAGAAGAAGTCAAAGGTAATGGATAAAAAACAACTACAAGAGGTTCAAAAATCATACAATGAAAACTTAGCTAAGTCTCTTGGCTATGCTAGCTTCAAAGATATGAAAAAGACTATGAATAAAGATAGTCTTAGTGGTGGTGTGAAATCTCGACTTGAACAAGGTGGAGGTATTGTAGAATCTGTTGTTGGTGGTACCCAATCTAACTTACAAAGTCTTAAGAGCAGTCTTAATCCTAAAACTGTTGCTAAAAAGTTTTATAATGAAATATTTGCTGGCGATGATTTTCTCTCGGCCTATATGAGAGGTCGAATTGTTAATAAACCTGGTGATTCTCCAACTGCATCAAAATTAAGTCCTTCTTCTCCAACTGCAAGTCTTGGAGAAGAAGGACTGATATCGGGTATTGCTAATGATGTGTCGACCATTCGTAATGCCATTTCATCTCTTTTAAGTTTTGAAAGAGAGAACAAAGAACAAAGCAAAGATAGAGATGGTGACTCCTTTTTTAAACAACAAGACGAAAGAGAAGCTAAATTAGAAGGTGGGTCTCCCACACAAATATCAGTTGAGGGAGGAACTTCAGAGGCGGGTGAAGATAATGATGATGGTGGCGGGGGTCTTCTTGGATTTCTAGGCAAGATTGTAAAATTTCTTGTGATTGCATTTACAACTATTTTTGCCGTTGGAACTCTGGCCGCAATGTTACCGGCAGCTGCGATAGCTGGATTGTTTATTGGAATATTTAAAGGATTAATGGCTGGGTTTGACAAATATAAAGAAAGCGGCGACCTTAGTGCAGCAATAACAACCGGTCTAGGTACCATGTTAGACTTCATTACATTTGGATTATTTGGTGAAGATAGTCTTAAGAATATGTTATCGTCTATTGGTGATTTTACTAAACCAATTATAGAAAAAATAGGAAGTGTATTTACTGGCATTATGGATTGGGTTAAAAATAATGTTGGTATTCCAAAAATAACATTTGGTGAATCCACAGCTGCGAAAGCCTTTGGTGGTCCATGGACTATTGGTCCTTATTATCCATTTAAAGATGACCCAAGCAATCCAGATGATGAAGTTTCTACTCCTAAACCGGACCCTGAGCCATCAGCTCATGAAAAGCTTAAAGCTGAAATTATGGCTAGTGAAGAGCTTAAACCTGACACTGAGGCATTAAAGGGATTTGGTAACACTGCTGATGGTGTATCTCATTTAGTGAAAGGCCAAAAAGTACCTGAAGCAGAACTGATTAGGGGATTTAGTAACACTCCTGATAATTCACCTGAAGCAGAACTGATTAGAGGATTTAGTAACACTCCTAATAATTCACCAATTGGTATGGTTGGGGTGGATAATTCAGCAGATGGTTCTTCAACATTTGGCAATTCTGCTGCGCCAACCGCTCATAAGTTTGGAACTACTGAAGAAGAAGATAAAGCTGCCATGGGTAATTTTCTACAGGGCGGCGGACTTGATTCTGCCATGGGAAATTTATCTTCAGGAACTACTGCAGTTCCAGGTGCAATGGATAATGCAGCAAGTACTATTGCTGATAAGATAAATGCAGGCGGTGTTACACCAAGTGCTGTGACTCCATTTGGTTCAGCTTCATCTGGTGCTGTAGTCGAGAGTAGTTCAGTTGAAGTGGATTCTGGACAAAGACAAGAGTCTATGGGGTCAGGAGGTAGTATAATCAATTCTCCAACAACAACTAATAATTCAGGTTCAACTGGAAGTAATAAAACTCCACCAGCAGATGTTATGAATTTCGATTTTGCTGATATGTTACAAAGAACATAATATGACATCTAACTCTCCAACAATGGTTAAAGAAAAATCTAGTTTAGATATAATGTCAAGTATTGCTGAAAGTTTCTCTTTTATAGCAAAAGACCTTGTTGAATATGTAAAACTAAAAACCGGCAAAACTATATCTCCTTCAATTGATACAAGTAGTAAGTCGCTTTCTCCTACTCCCGAAGTTGAATTTGTTGATAAATTAGCAAAGAAATTTGTAAAGAAAAAAGCAAAGGGGTTCTTTGCAAAATTACTCCTGATGTTTACAGTAAAAAAAATTATAAAAGCCCTAGCAATTCTTGGCGTATCTGCTTTAATTGCAACTACAATATGGAAGGCCATTACAGGTAAATTTAATGATTTTTTTGCTAATGTGTATGAAAACATGAAAGAAGGACTAACTAATCTTGGCGAATGGTTTGTAGATTTATTTGCCGAAGGTGGAGAGATGTTATCTGGTCTTTATGATAAAACTAAAGATTTTATGGCACCGATAATTGAAAAGTTTACTAGTTTTGTTTCAGGCATTACTGATTGGTTTTCAGATAAATTTTCTGCAATTAAAGACTTTCTGTTTGGAAGTAAAACTCCTAATCCAACTGGAACACCCAATGAATCTACTAATAACATTACAGTAGATAACGAAAATGTTCCTGCTCATATGAGAAGTGCAAAAAAAGAAGTTCCAAAAGAAGAATTTGTTCCATTGTCAAAACAAACTACGCCAAATCCAGAAGGTGCGAAAAGATTACTGGATAATCGTGCTGAAACAATAAGAATTCGAAATGAAAAAATAGCTGCTGGAATAACAGACCCAAAAGAATTGTATAAAAGAGAAAAGCCCATTAAACGAAAAAAAGGTAAATCGCCATCGCCAGTTACCAATGAAAGACCATCAATAGATGGAGAGTCTAGTTCGACAATTCCTACTCCAACATCGTCTTCAGGTGGTATGGATGATGTCAAGGCGATGGTAATGCAACATGAGGGTGTAAGATATGAACCTTATCAGGATACCAAAGGACTCTGGACAGTAGGAGTTGGGCATCTAATGGAAGGAAAAGGCAAAATTAAACCAGAAATGAGAAGATACTCCCATGAAGAAGTGATGAATCTATTTGATAGCGACTTTGCTCATCACAAAAAAATAGCAGAACAAACACCGGGATATGGAAAAGCAAATGAAGCAGGCAAAGGAGCATTTGTTGACCTTGCATTTAATATGGGTAAATGGTGGCCAAAATGGCCAAACACATCAGATGCTTTAAATCAAGGCAACTTTACTTTAGCTGCAAATGAGTTACAAAATAGTAAATGGTATAGTCAAGTTGGCGCAAGAGCAGATACAGTAGTTAATCTTGTTGCACAAGCAGGTTCGAGTCAAGGTACAACACTTGCTTCCAATTCTAATAGCAACTCTATTGAGAAAAGAGGCATGTCGAGTGGTGGCAATCCAACGGTTATAAACGCACCGACCGTAAATAATAACACAACTGTTTCTAATGATATAGTTGTAGCATCAAAACAAGATAACACAGGAAGAATCGCAAACCGAATATCATAAATAAACATATGATTATTAAAAAGATATTACTTTTTTTATTATTATTAAGTATTGGGTTGATTGCAAGAGCCGATGCTAATCCTGATTTATGGCCTTATGTTAAAGAAAGAATGTTTAACGATAAGGTTATTACTGAAGTAGAATTTCTTAAGATTGATGGTCCAAAAAGAGCATCTAGTGGCGCTCAAGTTCCAATCAATGTACAATTAACAAAAACGCCCAATATTGAAATTAAAAAGATATTCCTAATCATTGATGGGAATCCTATTCAACATGCAGCTACATATCACCTTACAAATCAAACACAAAACTTAGACCTATCAACACGCATTAGAATGGAGACTGATTCTTTTGTTCATGTTGTTGCTGAAGATAGTAATGGTAAATTATATATGAATCGTGTTGCTATAAGAGCGTCAGGTGGTTGTAGTGGTTATATGGATAGTCAAGACCCCGAAATGACTAAAGATTTAGGTAAAATTCTAATCAAGTCTAAAAACAAATATCTAACAACCCGTATCAAACATCCTAATTTTACGGGATTACAAAAAGATTCAGTTAATGGTTGGTATGTACCAGAATGGATTATTAATCAGGTTCGTTATGATTTTAATGGTGAAACAATATTAATTGCTGAAAATAAAATCAGTATAAGTCAAGACCCATATCTCAAATTTAACTTTTCTTCTGAACAGTCTGGAATAATGACAATTAAAGCTTCAGATACGAAAGGTCAAATCTTCCTCAAAACTCTAGACCTATAAACAAAAAGAAACCCGCCGAAGCGGGTCTCAGTATAACGCATGTCGAGTTCTTATTTAAAGCCGTAACTCCGCACGGAACGTGATTCTATCGGCTTATTTTCAAAACAGGAATTATCCTTGTTCTGCTAAGTTCTTAAAGTAATCTAAATCATCATCAGAACCAGCAGTTGCAATTGCTGTGTCTACTTTATTTAGAGCAGATGAAACTTCTACATCTGATGGTGCTGGCGCTATTGTGTCAGCCATAATTTCTTCTGCTATAGTTCTTGGTACAGCTTCGCCTTCAAAACCTAAAACCTTATCTAATCTTGCTTTTAGTACTTCATAAGATTTAAAGTTTTTAGCATCTAAGAATTCTTTCAATGAATACTCTTGTTGCCATAATGCTTCAAGTTTCTCATCGTTGCCTTCCATTAAAGCTACTTTATCACTAAATTCAGATTTATCATAGTTACGATAACCTTCTACATTACGAATCTTCAATTTGAAGTTGGCACCTTCCCACAAATCAAATGGATTAACAGCCACTTCATCTGCAAAATCAGGATTCATTGCTTCAGTAATTTTATCAAAGATTTTCTTACCAAATTTATAGAGTCTTATTTGACCTTCATTCTCTGGTCTGCTTGGGTCAGAAACTACCATAATATTAGCGATATAATGTAGTCGCCTTTTTTGTTTACGAGCAATTTCTTTATTAGCTTCAATACCAGAATTCCATAATGTTGAATTGTATTCAGAAACTGGGTCTTTTTGATTGAGAGTTGTTAATGAGTTCTCAATGTACCAACCTCCAGTTCCTTGAAATCCGTGAGAGAAATATCTAACCCATGGTAGTCCGTCTTCGCCATCGACCGATGGTGCAGGTAAGAATCTAATAACAGCCATTCCGTTACCAGCCTTATCTACTTCTGGAGTCCAGAATCGTGTATCTTCTCGGGAGTTTGAGTCTTGAGTTGTTGTTGTTGATGCTATTGCTTGAGTCAGTTTATCTAGACTAGAGCGATTACGTTTTAAATTTGCAAAACTTGACATATCGTATTTTCCTTATATAAGTTGTATGTTAGTACGTTTATTTTATAACTATTATCCACTGTAAATCATAATGTATAAGTTATTTATGCTACTTGTTCCCAATAGCTTTATTGAGAATAAGTCTATATTTTACTACATCTCTTGGTAGAAATGCGGCAAACTTTAGAACTTTTTTTCTAAACTCTGGCCAATATATTGTGTCTTGAATTTTCTCACTCCACATTGGCACGAAATTCAGAATAGAGTTCAGTAGGCAAAAGGTTTCAATCTCAATATCACGTTGTAAAGCCATAGTCAAAAGTTTGGGATATCCATCTTTTACCTTAATCAAGTCATTCGGATTAGTCACATCTCCAAATAACTTTTTACAATCACTCTCGAAATTATATGAAAGCGATTGTAAAATCTTTTTGTGTTTTTGGTATCGTTGGTTTGATTCTTCAGTTAATAGTTCACCAATCCATACGTTATCTTTTTCGATAAAGTTATAGACAATGTATTGTAACATGTCATCTCGTTTTTCGTGTTTTCTGGAAAGTTTGTAGAAGTGATATTTATCTTTTCTGTTCTCAAATTGTTCAGTTGTGGTTTTCACTTTACCGTTATATTTAAAGAAGTCAAACTTCTCCGTAGTAAAGTGTAATTTCAAAGCATTAAATAAAATGTAAGTTTCGTAACCTGTCATATAATTAGTGTGGGAGTTTTAAAGAGCTCTCCCAACTCTATAATAAATTGTAATTACTTACTTAAGTATTTACCACCAGCCGGTCAATTTACCGAGCCAATCCACTGCTACAACTGCAACTGCTACATTTAATATTAAATTAAAGTCTAAGCTTAAAGGCATAGTAGTTTCTCCTATTATTATAGTTTTGGTTTGTTATTTTTATGAGATAACAAAAGGGAACTCATATAGGTAAACGACTGAATCTACTAGACTTCTCTTTTAACATATTGTTGTCCAACGCATCACACTCTATTCGTGACTTGAGGTTGGCATTACAAAGTGTTGCCGCTACTTCTATCTCTAATCCTGTTTCTTTACAATAAGCTGCTATTGCTTCAATATAATTGTAATCGGTTCTTGAAACTAAATCGTGTATTTCTTTAGCGAATTTCGCCATCTCATCTTTTGTTGCCATGATTATTTTGTCGCCTTAGAGTTATTGTTTCGTGAATAAGCATATGATATACATACAGCATCAATCTCCGATGCATAAGCACATCTAACTGATAGTGGGTTAATTCCTTTTAATATCGCATCGTCTATGTTTTGAGACATCAATATTCGGTCTTGGGTTACATAGTAATTATAAGCACCTATGGTTGAAAGAAGAATAATGGTAAAACATATTACTGTCACGATATATAGAACTGATGATTGATTCATAATTTACTTCCTATAGAATATGTGTTTACCAATAACTGCAACTTTATTCATATCTTTACGCCATAAAGGTTTCACATAATTTGCATGATAGAATAACGAACCTTTTGACGGGTCATCTAATCTGTCATGATTAGCATAAACATTTATAGCTAATTTGATAATGGTATTATACATGGTTTTGTTATGTCTTGTCAACCACTCCATAGGTTGTTTGCCTTCACAATACCACGAGAATTGGCAACCTCTAGGATTCTTTTGTTTAACCACATCACAAATATTATCTGGATAACTTTCACTCTTCACACGATTGAGTGTAACGAAAGCCACAGCTACCTGGCCATTTAATGGCTCATGTGCTGATTCGTAAAATATATTTTCTGCCAAGCACATTACTTGTTTTTGTGCTTTAGGTATTAGTTGGTCAAATGTTATGTTATGTTTGAAGTCGGCTCTTATTAGAGCTTCAGTTTGAATTGCTTTTGAACTTAATTGGAATATTAATACTGTTATCAATATTACAAAAAGCGTTGGAATAATTAAAATCACCTTACGCATACATTCTCCTTTGTAATCGAATGTTTCTTTATTTATGACCCTAAGGTAGTCTAAACTAGACTTCCGCAAGCCTCACAAAGAATTATATTGGGTTTTTGTTGTATAAACCCACACTTTTTACACTTTTTGCCTGATTCTTTCTTACTAAATACCCGGTCCCAGCCTTCATCATAGTTTTTAGTATTAACTTTGCTGATGATATTATCACCGGTTATATTGTTTTTACCTGCCATTGTCAGACCAAATAAGTCTGTGATACGGTATATAATCCTAATATTGCAACTATACCAGCCAACACTTTTAAAACCATTGAAACAATTCCACTTCCAAAATAGACAGCAGCTGCTATTGCAATTACTAACCAAACATCAGACAATTCACCTTCAGTAAATTCTTTTGGTATCTGTTCAATGTATTCGTTGACCGATTTAACTTCTTCGTTTATAATAGGCATTTCTTATTTCCTCATAATGTAGAATAATATTCATCAATAAAATGTTTAAGACCACTCATATAAGCATCTTTTTGTTTTACGAAGATTTGAGAGTCTCCGTTCGTGACTGCTATAGCCACCACTATTTGATTGATTGGTATTCCTGTACGTTCTTCAAACATCATAGCATAAGCCGTACATTGCATGAAATAATTCTCAATCCAATCTTCTTTCTTTTCTTTAGCTGAAGATTTAAAATCCACAACAGATAACTGGCCATTCCATTCAGCAATACAATCAACACGACCTGCTAATTTTAATTCATCAGAATATAATGCTTGTTCTAGTGAATATACTTTTCCAATGTTTTCATCAAGTTTTGGTTTCATTTTGAAAAACAAATCTTTAGCATCAGGAAAAGCCGAGGCCATTCTCTTTAGTGTCAATTCATTAAGTAGATATTGTTCACACATTGTATGCAATCTGGTTCCACAACTTGATGCTTGATTGGATATCTTATTAGCGACATCATGGCCAACTCGGTCTCTCCATTCTTGTATTGCTTTTTTATTGAATGAGGATAGAACAGTTGTGACTGACGGATAAGCGTTACCCTCTGGCGTAACATATCTACGACCTTCAGGTTTAGTTTCAGCGTTCATGTCAAAATCTAGTTCTTTTAAATGAGTAAATTCAAATGTCATTCTAATCTTCTTTTTCGCCACCATGGCCAATTCGTTGTTCAACTGTTTGACTACTTAATGTGTCAACATCATGTCTTACTGTTGATGCCATTTTATCAGCATCTCTATCTTTCTCTCTTTTAGCTAATTCCTTTTTAACACCAGCCGCAACATGCTTTTTATGAATTTCAGATGTCTTCACTTCTTTAATACTCTTTGTTACATATTCATCGGCTAACGGACTGCCTGGGAATTTCTCACCAATCTTGGATAACACTTCTTTGAATCCAGCAGATTGACCTTTCTGTCTGTTATCTCCCACTCCAGTGACAATAGTAAAACCAGTTGGCACTTGTGTTATGTGGGGGTTTGCTTTGAGATATTCATCCTTAGAAGCTATAGACATCATATCTTCCCATTGTTCTTCTGTATTTGAATCTCTAAACTGATAAAATCCCATAATCCATTTCATACCACGAGGGAACAGGTCTTTTTGTCCATGTCGCAATATGCCTTTTATTTTTAATATAGTATTTATGATATGATTCTAATACATTTCCAGGTACTTTACAGTCATCTGGCATAGCCGGTGTAGGTGGATAGAATTCGCCATCACTTATATTTTTTGGTGGCGATTCTAATATACCTAATAGACGGCTACAAGCATGCTGTCTTCCATAACGAAATGTGTATTCCTTGAGCAGGTTTTCCCACAACGAAAACAGCCACTTGTAGTTGTTTTGATTAGCTCTCACCCAAACATTACTTGGATGGTTGACGTGAGATGCTTTCATCAATTGAAATTCTCGCTCATCAGCCATACGCCATCTCTTGATATTACGGTTATTGACCGTTTTACCAAGATATTGTGAGCCGTCTAAAACTCGATGGGCAGTTGACATCAACTGAGCGTACTCAATACACATTTTTGTAGAATGTTTATCGAGGTGCATTTCTGCACATTGCCTTGGGTCATTGTGAAGATAAAATATGTTCATAAGTAACCATTATACATGCTTATTCTACTAATGGAGGCAAATCACCACTAAGTATTTGTAGTTCTTCTATCTTCTGCTCTTCAATCAAAGCAACGCCTTGTTCTAACTCTTCAAAACGTTTAGAAGCATTAAACTTCGCCATTAGTTTAGCATTATTTCTTACTTCAGATAAAAGAATTGCATTTGCTGAATCTGGCGTATACTTTAATTTAACATAAGCACGATAGCCACCTTCACCAGAATGAACAATAGACATATTGGTTCTTTGAACGCCAATTAGATTAACTCGTGCAACAACTAATTTAGTAGTTCTATCTATTTCACGAATAACGCTTGTATCAAGGTCACCAACTTCTGTTGCGTAATCTTTTAACATAGCATCAATATGTGATGAGAAGTTTGAAGCAAGTTCACGTTTAGCAGATAATTGTGCCTTATCTAATGCAAACTGCAAATCTTTAGAATATTCTGAAGCTACTGCATATAGATTAGAATCACCATCTTCTAAAGCTTCATTATACCATTCAGGATAAGCTACTTCAACCCCAGGATTAGCTTCAGCTTGTTGAGCGCTGGTGTCTACTTCAAATCCTGTTGTGTATTTCATTGAACCACAACCTGTGGTTAAGGTCGATGCAACTAACATCGCAATCAGAGTTTTTTTGTTACTCATATCTTATTTCCTCTTTTCATAATATAAACATGATTATTAATCACCCTTCTCTTTTGAACCGGTACAGTATTCAATAAATTTTCCATTTCTACTTTATTGTATTTGTGTTTGATGTCATAGTGTCTGTCATCATTCTCAATAAACAATACGGTTAAAAGTTCTTTCGACTGTAATTTATTTTGCGGTAAGTATGCTATCAATCTATTTTCTCTAGTTGATGGTAACATAAAATTACCTGGTGAGGTGGCAATCATGCTACCATCGATTAAATGATATATGCCATCAGTAAACAAGAAAGCTAAAACCAATCCCTGTTTATTGGATGAACCAGAAATAACTACTTCATCGCCTTCATTAAAATAAAACTCAGTACTATCCAATTTGAATTTAATTGGATTATCAATCTTTTCTACATCTGCACGAATAACTACTGTGCATTTATTATAACCTAGTGCTTTGCCTGTTTGAATATTCTTTTCAATAATAGACTTGATGTAACCAGACGAATCTGATATAACATCTTTTTGTATATCACACTTTGCTTCTTTGCAATTTTCAATTGTAAAAGCGCTTAACGATTCACCAGTAATTTCGAGAATAGCATTCTCTTTGGCGATTGATTCAGCAATTATACAAGCATCCGATTCTGACGTATCAGGACCAAATTTATATTCACCCACTGCAGTCGTAACTTCAGCATTAGCAAACATAGATGCAATTAACAATGGTAATAAAAGTTTCTTCATTAAGCTATTGCTTTTACTTCTGCATCATGTGATTTTGATTGTGCCATTTCAGCATCAACTTCATCTGCAATCTCAAGCATCTCTTTTTTGATATCAGAAACTAAATCATCTAGTTTCGATATTGAAGGTTTCTTTACCATATCACCTGGTGTAAAATTTGATGTTGATATACCAGTTCTACGCATATAGTCTTTTACTTCATCCGCATTTACTAATTGATAAGAAGTCACTATACGACCATCTTTAGTAATACGAATAATGCCATTAGCTATTGTTTTAATATGCCACATGTATGTTGAAATACGATACATATAGATTTCGTTACCGAGAAGTGTGTCAATTTCCTCTCGTGTTACTGCATTTCCTGAAATCATTATTGTCAATAATTTCTGAAAAGGCTTAAGTTTCGCTGTTTTCATAATATAATTTCCTAGTTAATAAAATCAAAAGAGATTTAATATATAGATTTCTCATTTTGAAGGGTAAGTATAACACAATTTTGCCTGAAAGTCAAGCATTATCGCCTTATCTTTACCGGGAATCGTGCATAATTTTACATCTATAGAAGGATTATACATGATTCCAGGCAAAAGTCAAGCACTTTCGAGCATTAATTTGGATTTATTATGTGAGGTAAATGAGAGTGGTTCGCATTTACTATAGTTCGATGTTACTCCACTTCTGAAGTTTTATATTTTTTGCTTGTGAGCAAAGTTCTAAAGCTTCTTTACTGATGTAACCTTTTTTGATGAGTATTTCAATCATACAATATATATCACCCAACTCAGATTCGAGATTATCGAATCCAGAATCAAATCTGATTATTTTGGATGCTTCAACTGAAGCCTCTGCACATTCTTCCATGAGAATGGTTAGAATTTCATGTTTCTCGTTACTTATCATAATATAAATTACCTTTTAAAAGAGTTGTAACTGTTTATCTCTATAGTAAGTCTTTTCTTCTTCCGCAACCTCAAACTCCAGTTGTGTTTTCTGTAAAATCTTCGATTCTATCTCCACTTCAAGTTCTAGTATTCTTTGTTGATTGAACTGTGCTAACGTAGTCATGATTTTTCCTTAACTTATGAATTTATCGGCAATTCCTAAATTGATACACTCATCTGCTGTTAACCAAACATCTGTAGGCGGTAACAGTTTTGATTTTATGGATTTCTCTTCCATGTATGTTGCTCGTTTCAAAACATCAACCATTCGTTTATTTAATAACTCAGTTTCTTTATATTGTGCCTTTATATCGTGGTGTTTTCCATAAACTTCACCTGTATATTGGTGGCACATAATACTAGCATATTTACCAATATATCTTTCACCTTTCATTCCTGTTGCGAATACTAGAAAAGCTGCACTCATAACATTACCAATTCCAAAGGTTCGAATCTGTCGTTGTGAATTATGCATGATATCAATTAGAGCAAATGCATCAGTCAAACTGCCACCTGTTGAATTGATAAACAATGTTAAAGGAACTTCAGATTGCAAGGTATTCTCATATGCAATCCACCGAATAATCTCAGTAACATTTTCTTCACATATTTCACCAGTAAGAAAATTAATGTGGTTGTTAAGTAACGCAACATTAATTCTTTCTGAAGAGAAGAGTAGTTCGTCTAAATCCCTCTTATCATCAACTGGTTTTTTGTATTTTTGTAGTCTCTTTTTTTTCATTTGTATGCCATTCGTAAGCGGTTTTTATAATCGAAGTGATGTTATACTTCGGCTCGTATTTTAATATCTCTACCGCTTTGGAGATGTCTGCGACTAAACTTTCTGCATCTCCATCTCTTCTTGGGTTGAGTCTGATTGTAATCAATTTCTCAGATACTTTCTCAACTTCGGATAAGATTTCATAAACTGAATGACCTTGGCCGGTACCAAGATTAAACACATCTGATTTACCACCCTTATTTAGATATTCTGCCGCTAATATATGAGCATCAGCAACATCATTTACATGGACATAATCTCTTACACATGTGCCATCTTTTGTATTGTAATCATCACCATTTAATTCAAATTCTATATCACTTCTTTCATATTTCTTATCACCTAAGCTATATATTAAGCATGGTATTAAGTGTGTTTCTGGTTGATGGTCTTCACCAAACTCGCCATCTTTATCTGCACCAGTTAAGTTAAAGAATCTAAAAATTACATAATTTAATCTTGACTTACTAATTATCTGTTCTGATAATTCTTTGGAGTGGCCATAAGGTTGATTGAATTCTATTTCATCATCTTCCTTAATTATTGTATTTTTTGTTTTGTAGACAGCCGCTGTTGAAGAGTAAATGATATTTTTCACACCATGTTTATTCATAGCGTTTACAACAGCACAAGTTCCACCAAGGTTGACATCATAGAATTCAGTTGGTTCTAATACAGATATTCCTGCTTCTATTCTAGCCGCCAAATGAATTACTAAATCAAAGTTCCAGTTACCAAGAACACTTTCTAATCTAGGTCCGTCTCTCACATCACCAGCGTGCATAACATCGACATAAGGATTGAAGTTGTGTTTGTTATCGAACCCATGAACATTCCAGTTGGCCTGTTTCATGGTCTTTGCTAAATGGGAACCAAGATATCCAGATACGCCAGTAATCAATACTCGTTTGCCTATCTGATATTTCAGATTCTCTATTTTATCTTCAAACCTCATTCTGTTGATGACTCCACTATTGATATGCCTGGACCAACTTGATGAATCTTTTGTTTAATTGTCCATGGATATACTTCACCATATTTCTCTTTTGTTATTTTGTTGCCGTCAATAAAGAATTCCTTTGTTACAGAATTTTCATTGCCATCTAGACGATAGTTGACTGTATATTCATTAGAACATTGGCCTTTTGGAAAGTGGGTTTTTAATGCTCTGAAGAATTGTCTATCTGCACCCCATTGTCCGTACCAAGAATGTCCAATTTTAGTTGCAATATCTCTTCGTATGGCAAAACATGATGTGTCAATATGTGTAACTTGCTCATTAAAATAAGCAGGCCATTCACCAAGAGATTCACAATTGTCTTGGCATATAAACTCACCATCTTTATCCACAATTCTTCTGAGAGAATAAGCCCAATCTACCCCCGATTCTATTGTTTTAACCATATGTTCAATGTGGGTTGGTTCTAACCAATTATCTTCATCAAGATAGATGATGATATCAGCATTAACTAAAAATGAGCAGGCTGCGTACACACGATGACCGTACCAGTCTTTACCAACATTTTCGTCAAGACTAATA